ATAGAATTAAATTTGACAAAATGAATGGAGTTACATCTGTTGTAGATTGGACAGGAGGAACTTCATACGATTTTATAGATTATTTTTTCAAACGCGCCACAGGCTTCTTTGATGTGGTGGCTTATACTGGTAATGGGACTGCGGGAACAACTTATACACACAATCTTAGTGTTGCGCCTGAGATGATGATTGTAAAAGTTAGAAGCATAGCTGAACCGTGGGTTGTGTATCACACGGGATTAAATGGAGGTGTTACTCCTCAAAACTACCATATACGTTTAACTAACGGCGTAGAGGCAGCAGACTCTGACATTTGGAACAATACTGCTCCCACCTCTAGTGTATTTACCACAGGAGGAAATGACAAAGTAAATAGAAATACAGACACTTATATAGCCTATCTTTTCGCCACACTAGCAGGAGTAAGCAAAGTAGGCAGCTACACAGGCACAGGCAGTAACGTAGACGTAGACTGCGGCTTCTCGGCAGGTGCTAGATTTATCTTAATCAAACGCACTGACTCTACAGGCGATTGGTATGTATGGGACAGCGAGAGAGGTATTGTTGCAGGTAACGACCCATACTTGCTTTTGAACTCTACAGCCGCCGAAGTCACTAGCACGGACTACATTGACCCGTTAAATGCAGGTTTTACTGTAACAAGTTCTGCACCAGCAGCATTAAATGCCAGTGGCGGAACTTATATCTTTTTAGCAATAGCATAGGTGACTTATGGAATTTAGAGTACGTTCAAGCGGTGAACTGAAATCACAAGGTGAAATCCGCAAACTCAATCCAAATGTTTCTTTGCCAAAGGTGTGGAATAGCAACGTCTATGACACTTTGGGCATTGACCCAGTATTAGAAACACCCAAGCCAGACACTACTGGTGACTACAAGGTAGTGGTTCGTGACGGCGCAGAACAGGACGCGAATAGCAACTGGGTACAGGCGTGGATAGAGCGGGATATGTTTTCCGACACTACGGAAGACGGCGTTACTACCACAAAGGCAGAGCATGAGACTGCTTATCAGACTAGATTGGATACAGAAGCTGCGGAGCGTGTTAGATCTGAGCGTGACCAAAAGCTAAAAGACACAGATTGGATGGGTATGTCTGACGTTACTATGTCAGCGGATTGGGCAACCTACCGACAAGCACTGCGCGATGTGCCGGCACAGGAATCCTTTCCAACCGACATCACCTGGCCGACTGAGCCTGTGTAGTATGAGCCGTGATACATGTCTTTATTCTCATCGTAACGATTGGCGGTGAGGTTCAGTCTGAGGTATGCACACAAGCGTTATGCTTTCGATCACTAGAAACATGCAACTGGTACGCAGACAACCTACAAAGAGGTAGATCTCCAACTACGACAAGAGTCAGCGCGTACTGTAAACCAATCCTGGTAGACCCAGATCAAGAGGGTGTAAGAGTTTACTAATGGCCGCTGAAATTATTGCTGCAGTATCTGCTTGTTCTAGTGCTTACAGGTTTATCAAGAAGGCCGCAGCTGAAGGAAAAGACCTGGCCGACATGGGTAGGGCAATTGGTGCGTTTTTTGACGCCAGGGAAGAAGTCAGTATCCTTGAGCAACAGGCTACCACTAGCAGCAAAATTGGTAAGTTGTTTGGAGGAAAGTCTGTTGAGTCTATGGCTCTTCAGGCGACTCTGGAGAAAGACAAGGCTCAAAGGCTAGAGCGAGAACTGAAGGATATTTTCTTATGGAGTGGGCGAGGTGACCTCTGGGAAGATACCATCAGGCAGCGAGCCAGAATAAGAAATATGAAAATAGCCGAGGCTAAGGCAAAAGCTAAAGCCAGGGCAGACATGCTAGACCTGGTGGTCATAGGCGGAACATTGTTACTCATAGTGGTTATTGTTCTTTCTGTTACGAGTCTTATATTTGGTGCTGAATAGATGACATTAGTTAGGTTAGACATTCCGGCCGGGATTTACAGAAACGGCACCGATCTGCAATCAGAGAACAGATGGCGAGATGCGAATCTTGTTCGCTGGATAGATAAAACCATGCGCCCGGTTGGCGGATGGCGCGTTAAGAGCGACACCGCTGCTGCGTATAAAATACGCGGAATGCTTGCCTGGAAGGATAACTCCAATTCCAGGTATATCGCTGGCGGCACATACGAGAAGCTATATGTCTGGAACCAAGGCGGCACCAGATACGACATAACACCAACCTCATTCACTTCTGGCAGAGAAGATGCATCCGCATTCACAGGATATGGCGCGGGCCCGTATAGCTATTACGAGTACGGCACTGAGCGTCCTGATAACCTTACTATACTGCCTGCTACTACCTGGTCACTTGATACATTCGGTCAATACCTTGTTGCCTGTTCACCAGATGACGGCAAGCTATACGAGTGGCAGCTGAACACTGGCACACCTGCCGCGCAGATTACAAATGCGCCGACTTCCTGTACCGGGCTGGTTGTAAGCGAGGAACGCTTCCTGTTTGCTCTTGGCGCGGGCGGCAATCCTAGATTGGTTCAGTGGTGCGATAAAGAAAACAACACCACTTGGACGGCGGCCGCTACGAATGAGGCAGGAGATCTAGAGCTGCAGACGGCTGGAGAGATCCAGTGTGGTATTCGGGTCCGAGGCCAGGTTCTGATACTTACTAACGTTGATGCTCATGCGGCTACCTACCAAGGACCGCCATATGTCTACGGCATCGAGCGTGTAGGTACATCTTGCGGGATAATCAGCAGGAAGGCGGTTGCCACAACTGACCAGGGTGCTGTGTGGATGGGACGCAGATCTTTCTTTGCGTATGGCGGCGGAGCTGTGACCAAGATGGCGAGCGATGTATCTGATTACGTTTTTTCTGATATTAACGTTTCGCAGCAGAGCAAGGTCTGGGCTGTCACTAATTCTAGGTTTGGTGAAATCTGGTGGTTCTATCCATCTGGCGGATCAACTGAGTGTGATCGGTACGTGATTTACAATTTTGCAGAAGGAACTTGGTCAATTGGCGAAATGGCTAGAACCTCTGGCATAGACCATGGCGCCTTCAGAACGCCCATATGGGCCGATGCGGACGATAAGAAGATCTATGAGCACGAGGTCGGTTTGTCCTACGGATCTCTGTCTCCGTTCGCTGAGAGCGGCCCTATCATGATTGGTAATGGCGATAACGTTGCCCAGGTTACCAAGATGATTCCTGACGAGAGAGCTCAGGGAGATGTGAATGCCACGTTCAAGACTAGATTTTATCCAAATGGCGATGAAACGACTCATGGACCTTATTCTATGTCTAATCCAACGTCTCTCAGATTTACCGGCAGACAGATAAGGATCAGAGTAGAAGGTCAGGTGCTCTCAGATTGGCGTGTAGGCGTTAACAGGCTTGATGTAAGGCAGGGTGGCACCAGGTGAGCGAATACGTTCCAGAGCCCTCTGGAGGCGCCTGGGAGACTTGGGCAAAACGCCTGAATCAGTACCTGGCTAGAACTAGGTCCATACTCAGGCACAAGATATCTGGAGAGAGCGCGTCCGAAGACGGCATTCTCCTGTGGGATCCACAGTATAAGTATCCTGTGATCTCCAAAGACGGCGAGTATGTGCAGATAGTGCTAGAAGATGGTCATGCTAATCTATCGATTGGCTCTGACCAGACAGCCGCGGCAACTAATACTGCATATGCTCTGACTTTTGATACGCCAAGCGGTAACGTAGGCATATCACTAGGCACACCGTCTAGCAGAATAGTGTTTGATCAGGCTGGAGAGTACCTGCTGGCTTTTACAGCGCAGATAACTTCAACCTCGTCATCTACAGCTAACTTTTGGTTTTGGCCCAGAATAAACGGCACAGACGCTTCTGGGAGCACTATCAAGGCCGCTTTGCACCAGAATACGGCAACAACCGTGGTGTCCCGGTCAGCGATATTTAACATATCTGCTAATGATTACCTTGAGGCAATGTGGGCGGTAGATAACACTAACGGGTTTCTGGATAACCATGCTGCGACGGCGTTTGCACCATCAACACCTGCAGTGACACTGGCAATAACAAGAATACATGGTTGATGAATTCAAAAGGTGTGAGCCTTGGATAAACGCAGCCCTTCAGTACAGCGGCGGAACTCACGAAGTTGTTGACGTTTTTGATGGTATACTAGAGGGCAGAATGCAGTTATGGCCCGCAGAGAATAGCTGCCTGGTAACAGAAATATTGGCATATCCCAGGAAGAAGGTTTTGCACATATTCTTGGCTGGCGGAGATCTGGACGAGATCACCGGGATGCAAGAAGATGTTATAGCTTGGGCTAAAGGTCAAGGATGCTCTGGCCTGACACTAGCAGGGCGCCCAGGTTGGAAGAAGGCGCTAGAGAAACTTGGTTGGAAACCTACACTATTAACATTAGGTAAAGATATATGAGTGGCGGAAAAGGCGGAAGCCAGACAACACAGGTAGAAGTACCTCAATATGTAGAGGATGCTGCACGGGCCAACCTGGCTCAAGGCCAAGAGGTCAGCAGAATCGGTTATACGCCGTATTACGGTCCCAGTGTCGCTGCTTTTAGTCCGATGCAGACGGCCGCTATGCAGAATACTGCAGATTTTGCGTCTGCTTTTGGCATGGCTCCTCAGATGGATGTCACGGCAGGTATGCCGCAGGCTGAGGAGTATGCGGGCGGGATTAGAGGTTACAGCTCGGCGCCTTTGTACGAGCAGGCAGTTGCAGAGCTCGCGGCTAGACGCCCTGCCCAGGCTGCCCTCATTGAATCCCAGTTTATTGATCCAACTGCTACAACCATGCAGCAAGGTTTGCTTAACCGAGGGTTTGATGATGCCGGCATGGACTATGGCTATGACGAGAACATGGACTACAGGTACAGCGGTTACAGACCGTAAGGAATATATATATGGCTGGCGCAGGCGGACAACAGCAGCAACCACAGATGATGAATGTAGGTCAGCAGCAGGCTGTGCCTACCTTTGGCTCTCCTACGGCAATTGGCCAGGCAAGCGTACCCGGAGCAATCATGCAATCAATGGGCCAAGCGGCCCAAACAGCGTCTCAGGCCACGAATTACCAGCCACAGAACGTTCAGGCTGCAATGGCTCAGGCTCAGGGCTACGATGCTGCTCAGGCTTCTGCGGAAAGAGCGATGGCAGAACGTGCGGCAGCTCAAGGCTATGAGGCTACTGCAGCGGCAGCGCAAGGATACGAGGCAGAAAGAGCTGCGGCAGAACGCGCAGCGGCTCAAGGTTACGGAGCAGAAAGAATTGCCGGAGTTGGCCCTGTAACCGCAGAACGTGTTGCGGCGGGTCAGTTGGCCGGAACAAACCTAGATCCCTATTTCAACCCATATGAAACTCAAGTAGTCCAGCAGTCGCTGCAGGACATCGAGAGACAGAGGTTGATGCAGCAGAACCTGGGAGCAGCTCAGGCAGAGGCAGCAGGCGCCTATGGCGGATCCCGGTCCGGCATTGCTGCAGCAGAGACTAATCGAGCATTTGCTGAGCAGGCAGCGAGGACCGCGGCAGGATTGCGTCAGGCAGGATTCACTCAGGCTCAGCAAGCGGCTCAGACAGACATACAGAGAGCCCTACAAGCTAATCTGGCCAATCAGGCTACCGGGCTGCAGGCAGCTACCACTACCGCAAATCTTGGGCAGCAGGCACAGCTCGCTAACCAAGCGGCGGCCAACCAGGCAGCGCAATTTGGAGCTCAGTCTCAGAACGTGGCAGCACTGCAGAATGCCCAGCTTGGCACTCAGGCAGCTCTTGCTAATCAGGCTGCAGCTAACCAAGCTTCTCAGTTTGGCGCTCAGGCACAAAATGTTGCAGCATTGCAAAACGCAGCAGCTCAGAACCAAGCGGCACAATTCGGAGCCCAGGCTCAAAACGTAGCAGCGTTACAAAACGCACAATTAGGCACTCAAACGGCACAACAAAACGCTCAGCTTGGCACTCAAACTGCCCTGGCAAATGCAGCGGCGCAGAATCAAGCTGGCCAATTTGGAGCTGCGGCGCAAAATCAAGCAGCTCTTGCCAACCAGCAAACAGCTATGCAGGCCCAGTTAGCTAACCAGCAGGCCGGTCTACAGGGTCAGCAGGCAAGGCTCTCAGCGGCTAACCAATTAGCCAACACTGCTAACCTTGGTTTTGGCATGGTCAGAGACGTTAGGTCTGATCTTGCCGCGGCAGGAGCTCAGCAGCAGGCAGTACAGCAGGCGCTGATTAACGCAGCTCAGCAGCAGTACGCTGGATATACTGGAGCACCACAGCAGGCTCTACAGACGCAGCTAGGCGCATTCGCGGGATCTCAGACAGGCGAGCAGACTCAGACGGCTACACGCCAGCCTGGACTGTTTGACTACCTGTCACTAGGAGCAACAGCAGCAGCATCTGACCGTAGGCTGAAAGAGAACATCCGCCAGGTAGGCATGACTGACCGCGGCATCAATCTCTATCGATGGGATTGGAACGATGAAGGCCGCAGGGTCGCAGGCAATCAGGAGGGCTTTGGTGTAATCGCGCAAGAAGTGAAGCGCATTATCCCTGAAGCAATCTCCATGGCTGAAGATGGCTATCTGAGAGTTGACTACACCAAGATATTTCCCTGGTTACACTAATGACTCCACTTGAAGCAATCATAGCATCACAACAGGCTGGCAATATGCCTACCCAGTACGCTGCTCAACTAATGCCCGTGCAGCCGGTAGATTTGCAGATGGGAATGCCTGTTGTGCCCTCTATGACAGCCGAGGAGCGCCGGGACATGTTTACTGGCTACGGGATACAACCAAACGCTAACGGCAACTACAGCTTCGATGACAGGCTCAGGGTTGCTGGCTATAACCTTGCTAACGCACCGTTCAGGGCATACGACAACACCAGGTCTATGGCTCGCGGTCTAATGGATCTATTTAGGTAACACTATGGCTAATGGCATAAACCCATATGCGCTACAGCAAGCTACCGGCGCGGGACCATTTACAAACCAAATGGCTAACCAGCCGATACCTGCGTTCCCGCCTCCAAGACAGGCTCCTGCGCCTCGTCAGGGAATGGGTGGGCGAGCGATGGGAATACTTGGGTCTATTGGTAACTTTATTCAAGATAACCCGGCTTTGATGAACCGTCTTGCTATTGGCTTTCAGGGAATGACCTTGAATCCAAACGCTGCAATTATTAACGCTAATCAGAGGCAGTTAGAGGCCCAGCAGCAGCTGGATTTACTAAGAGATCAGGCAAACAAGACCGCAGAGTATTTGCGTCGAATGGGTTACACCACAGAAGCGGATATAGTAGAGAAAAATCCCACAATGGCTCAGGATGTGTTTAAGGCTGTTATTGGGAAAACTATAGGTACATCAGGAATAAAGACTAGCCAGGTCTATACAGACCCATCTTCTGGTCAGCAGTATGTTGTTGAAACTAACCCGAATACCGGGCAAATAGCTCGCAGAGATGTTGAGGGAGCAACAGGTCTTACTCCGCGGCAAGAGCAAGAAATGGAAACCCAGACAGCTCTAACGCTGGCAGACAGAGAGTCTGCTCAGGCCGCCGGTCAAAGATATTACGGGCAAGCGGAATCTCTTAATACGCAGATGACTAATTTACGAAGAGCTTATACAGCAAGCGCCGCAGGAGGTGGAAGCGGGCTTATAAGAAACTTATTGCCCGCTTTTGACGCGACTACATCTCAGTTGAGGCAAGCTGCAAATTCATTGGGTATCGATGTTATTAACTCGGCAACGTTCGGAGCACTAAGTGCGACAGAGCTGCAGTTAGCATTGAGCACCGCTATAGATATGAGCTTAGGGCCAGAAGAACTGCAAAAACAAATAACAGCGAAGTTGGCGGCTCAGGAAAAGCTATACAACGAGCTGCTTAGATCTGCTCAACTATTGTCATCAGGTAACACTGGGTACAGCACTTTCATACAGCGGCAAGAATTTATACCAGTTACTCCGCCAGCAGGAGTACCGTTAAGTGATTGGTATGGAATGGATGCTAATCAAAAGAGACAGGCAATTGAGCTGTTTGGAGGTAACCAGTAATGGAAGACGATCTTCTATTTACTCCTGAAGAGCTCTCGACACTTAACGAAGAGCAGAAAAATTTTCTTAGACCTATTAGGATGCAAAATCTGAGTGCACCAGGCCAGGCAGAGCCGTCTGGTCCCGTTGAGAAACAAAAATTTAGGACTCTCGCGCAAGGGTTGAGTTTTGGTTTTTCTGATGAGATTGAGGCTGTTATACGATCAGCTATACCTGGCGGTCCCAACTATACCGAGCTAAGAGATCAACTAAGGCAAAAGGTTTCTGATTACCAGCAGGCATATCCTGGCGAAGCAATTACCATGGAGGTAATCGGTGGTCTGGCTACAGGTCTTGTTCCTTTCGCTGGTCAAGCAAGAGCCGCTAGTACCATGGGCAGATTAATCGGCACATCTGCTGCTGAAGGAGCTCTGTACGGTCTAGGGACAAGCGAAGCTGACTTGTTTGGAGAGGGCGCCGATCCACTGCAAGCTGGCTTGGATGTTGCGGTGGGTGGTGTAACTGGAGCAGGAACAACAACTGCCGCTACCACAGCGTTTAGAGCGATAGGTGGCGTTGGATCCAAGTTTGTTAATTATGTTAGAGAAAAGTTTGGAACACGATACAGCGATGATGTGCAAGCTTATATCGGCGGTCTGGCGTCACAGTCAGGAAAGTCTGTTGATGAGATAGTTGCAGACATCGCGGAAGGCAGGGCGTTCACTGACAATGCCTCCGTAAACGCAGCTTTGAAGCAGTTTATATTAGAAGGCGGAAAGCCAGCCCAGGAGCTTTTAGAGTTTGTGCAGAACAGGGCTCAAACCCTAAGAGGTCAGGCAAGAAGCGGTCTTCAAGAGTCACTTGCGCCAGGAACTGGTGATAACGTGCTCGATGAATTCATGACTAGAACTGAAAGGCTCAGAGGTCAAGAAAGCAGTCAATACACACAGATATTTGCTAATCATCCGTCGGTTACAAGACCTATTGCTAATCAGGTAGAGCGGTTGCTGCAAAGATACCCTACGGTTAGAAATGAATTAGGCTCTCTTTATCAAGAAAGAAACCTGGTTCCATTATTCAAAACTACAGATGACGGAGCGGTAGAACTCGCTAGGGCTCCCTCATTAGAGGATGCTGATAATATTTACAGATTGCTGCGTGACGAGGGTCAGCAACTGTCAATTAGCGGAAGAGGTACACGGTCTGGAGTGTACAAAACCGACGCAAACAACCTAAAAACCCTTTTGGACGATACTTATACAGATCTAAGAGACGCCAGAGCAAACTACTCCGCGTCATTCTCATCATCAGAGGCTTTCGATGAAGGACTTGCGTCTCTGAACAAAAATGTCGATATGACTGCTCGAACATTTAGAGGAATGAATGCGGATCAGCAGGCATCTTTTAGGATTGGTGTTTTTGCTGCTTTAAGAGATAAATTGAGACGTACTCCGCAAAGCACAATTGCGAAGCTTGCAGAGGAAGATCAGCAGCTTGGAGATTTGTTGCGCTTAGTTGCTCCAACAGAGTCTATTGATGACCTGGCTAGAACTTTGGGAATAGCTGCCGAAGCCGGTAGAACTTCTGCATATCTGCCGCAAAGAGCCGGGTCTCAGACCTTGCCTCTGATGATGGCTAGAGATAAAGGTATACCTGTTACAGCGCAAGATTTAACCGGAGCTGCCTCTGGCGATCCGGCTGCCATGGCAAATATTGCAAACAAGACGGTCAGAGCTCTAACTCAAGCGACTCCTCTTTCTGAGCAAGGAAGGCAAGCGGTTGTTGATATACTGACATCTCAAGATCCAAACATATGGATAAAAGCCCTGACTGATAATTCTCAGTTTGATCAGTTATCTGCCTTGATAAATAGATACGCTGCAGCAGTTGCGCCAGGAGCTAGAACCGCCCTAACACAGCAATCAGCAAGTGGTATGCAAGGTCTTCTAGGAATGTAATATGCAACCGAAAAAGATGACAAACGACGAGATTGAAAGCACCGTTGCCAAGGCAATTCAGGATGCTGTCGATTTTGTTGAATCAGAGATATCTGAAGACCGGGTAAAGGCTCAAAGATATTTCGATGGTGAGACTGACTTAGGTTACGAGGACGGCAGGTCTAGCGTTGTAGCAACTAAGGTCCGAGACATTATCCGTTCCATCAAGCCCAGCCTGATGCGCGTGTTCCTGAACACAGACAAGCCTGTAGAGTTTGTGCCAAAGGGTCCAGAGGACGTAGGAAACGCTGAGCAGGCGACTAGCTATGTGCATTGGAAGTTTAACGAGCTCGGCGGCTACAAGATACTGAACGACGCTTTCCATGATGCCCTGGTTAAAAAGACCGGGATTGTCAAAACCTACTGGGAAGACTACGACGAGTACGAGACATTCACTTTCACCAACCTGAGCGACACTGAGTTTTCTCTGATTGTGAACGAGGATGACATCGAGGTTATTGAGCACTCAGAAACCATTGAGATCAGCATGGATCCGATGGGCATGGAGATGCAGGTAACCAGGCACGATATCAAGATCGTCAAGACGTTCACAAAAGGCAAGTTGTGCGTTGAGTCTGTGCCGCCGGAAGAGTTTTTTGTGGACCGCAACGCTAGATCAATTGATGACGCCTATGTGGTGTGTCACCGGGCAGAGATGCGCGTTGGTGATGTGGTTGCCATGGGCTTTGACTTTGATCAGGTTTCCGAGCTCTCAGGAATATCTGAAACAGACAGCCTGACAGACGAGGAAGAGCATGCGCGACGCGGCTACAGCCGGGACAGGATGGATGAGGACTACAATGACCCGAGCATGAAGAATGTCTTGATCACCGAGGCATACATGCGGATGGACGTTGACGGTACTGGCTACCCTATCCTCTACAAGTTTATCCTGGGCGGATCTGGATACGAGCTGATGGATATGATGCCCTGCGACAATATTCCGTTTGCCGTGTTTGAGTGTGACCCGGAGCCACATGCTTTCTATGGTCGCTCTGTTGCCGACTTGATCATGAGTGACCAGGACGCATCTACCTCAATGTTGCGCGGTGTGCTGGATAACGTGGCCCTCACTAACAACCCACAGCTGGGAGTTATTGAGGAACTGACAAACATGGACGATCTGCTGAACAACGAGATCGGCGCCATAGTCAGGATGAAGCAGCAGGGTGCTGTGACTCCGATGTCGGTCCCGTTTGTTGCCGGCACAACTCTTCCTGCCATGCAATATATGGATCAGCAGATTGAGCAGAAGACAGGCGTCACCAGAGCCTCTATGGGACTCGATCCAGATGCCCTACAGAACACCACTGCTACCGCGGTAAACGCCACTATGCAGGCTGCAGCTGGCCAGGTAGAGGTTATTGCCAGGAACTTTGCAGAGGGCGGCATGAAGCGCCTGTTCAAGCTGATGCTTGAGGAGTTTATCAAGAACACTGACGATGAGACCGTCATGCGCCTGAATGGCCGTTTTACGCCAATTGACCCGCGGGTGTGGAACTCAGACATGGACCTGAGCATCAACGTAGGTCTGGGTACCGGGCAGGAAGACACCAAGATGGCCGCGCTCAACCAGGCTCTCGGAATGCAGATGCAGATCTGGAGCAACTACGGGCCCAGCAACGGTCTTGTAACAATGACACAGATACGCAATACTCTCGCCGACATGCTTGCCATGGGCGGTCTGAGGAACTCTGACAGGTACTTTATGCCCATGGATCCGCAGACAGAGCAGTTGCTTGTACAGCAGGCTGAGAAAGCGCAGCAGGCTATGGCGCAGGGTCAGGATCCGAACCAGGCATATCTGCAGGCTGAGACGATTAAGATGCAGGGCAGGCTACAAAGCGATCAGATGAAGACTCAGGCCAAGATGCAGGCAGATATGGCCAAGATGCAGTTTGATGCTCAGAAGGCGGCTGCAGAGGACGATCTAGAACGTGATAAAATGGATCAGCAGCTACTGGTTGATGCTGCTGATATTTATGGCAAGTACGGCACTGCAGTTGATGTTGCCAGGATTAAAAACTTACAGAATACGCCGAGGCAGTAATTGAGCCAAGACATAAGGCAGAGAGCTGCCAAGGCAAGAACATTACTTGCAGATGAAACCTTCAAGGAAGCAGTACAGGACTTGAAGCAGCTGCAGGTGAATGTATTCCTGAACCCAGCGAGCACTGTTGAGGATAGGGAAGAGGCGCACCACATTGCTGGTGCATTATCTAAAATTGAGCAATATCTCCAATCCGCAGTTATGGACGAGAAAATGCTTGATAGACGAAAGTAGAGGATCAGCACCGTGGAAACGACTGATGATGTAATGATAGGCGACGGATCAGTAGATGCCGTTGCAAACAGCCTTTTACAAGGCGCACTAACTGAAGAGCCAACTAAGGAAGCCCAGCCAGAGGAAACCTTGCAAGAGGAAACTCAGGAGGCCGAGGAGGAGGCACAAGACGTTGGAGAAGACTCTGATGAGCCGGTTCGAGAAGAGCCTGTTGATCAGGGTGAGGATGAGCAAGAAAACGCTGATGAAGCCGGTCCAGAGGAACTTTTCACGGTCAAAGTAGATGGCCAGGAAGTGGAAGTAAACCTAGAGGATCTCAAGCGATCATACAGCGGCCAAGCTTATATCCAAAAAGGAATGCAGGAAGCGGCATCGGCAAAGAAAGAAGCCGAAGGCGTTTACCAGCAGCTCCTAAACGAGCGACAGCAGATGTCAAATCTGATGGCTCAGTTGCAGTCTGGACAGGTACTTCAACCTCCACAGATGCCAGATAGGGAAACGTTTAAAAACGATCCTATTGGCTACATGGAGGAGAAAATGAAGTACGACGAGGCGAAGGAAGCATATGACCAGCAGCAGGTTGCGGTGTATCAAGCAACGCAACAGCAGCAACAGTCTATGCAGATGGCGCACCAGGCTCACCTGAACGATGAGATGGCGAGGCTTGCACAGATAGTCCCTGAATTTGGTGACGCCGAAAAGGCAGGCAAATTGAGAGATGAGCTTTTAAGTTACGGTACTAGACTAGGCTACTCGGAGGCAGAGATCGCAGAGGTCTCAGATCACCGGGCGATAGTTGTGCTTCAGAAGGCGATGAAATATGACCAGCTAGTGGCTGGCAAAGACAAAGCTGTTCAGAAGGCAAGTAACGCCAGGCCGGTTAATGTGAAGCCCGGAGCTAAGAAGAGCCCGACAGCCAGCAAGCAGAAAGCCAAGGCAAATGCGGTCGCTAGGATGAAGAAATCTGGCAGCGTAGATGACGTTGCTTCTTATTTACTAAGCTAACCGTGAGGTGATCTAAAATGGGCGTTTCCGCTAACACTAACGAGACATATGATGTCACTACGATCCGCGAGGATCTGCAGGACGCATTGATCTCAATTTCTCCGACTGACACTCCTGTCATGTCTGCTATTGGCCGTCGCAATGTTGACAACACATTCTTTGAATGGGGTGTTGTTTCATTGGCGGCAGCCAGCAGCTCTAACCGTGTGATCGAAGGTGAAGCAGCACCTGGCAATGACGCAGCAACTAACGCTGTCCGCCAGGGTAACTACACTCAGATCTCTGACAAGGTTGTAGAAGTATCTGACACTGCTAACGCCGTTAATGGCGCTGGCGATGCTCAGACTACTGCCAAGCAGGTTGCGTACAAGCTCAAAGAGCTCAAGCGCGACATGGAAACCATGATCTGTGACAACGTTGCAGGTAGTGCTGGTGCTTCTGGTACTGCTCGCGCATCTGCAGGTCTTCCTGCTCACTTGCGTACCAATGCAAGCCGAGGAACTGGTGGTGCCGATGGTACTACTTCAGGCTCTGGTGATGCTGGCTACGTTGACGCAGCTGCTACCGACGGCACTACTCGTGCAGTTACTGAGTCTCTTCTGAAGGGCGTTATTGCTGACTGCTGGGATCAAGGCGCTGAGCCCTCAGTTGTTATCTGTGGATCTTCACAGAAGCAGACTATCTCTACTTTTACTGGTAACGCTACCCGTTACAAGGAAGCAGAGGACAGCAAGCTGAATGCAGCAATCGATGTATATATCTCCGATTTCGGTGAGTTGCAGATTGTTCCATCACGCTTTAGTCGTGCCCGTGACGTTCTGGTTCTGGACCCGAACTACGCACGAGTTGCATACCTCAAGCCTACCACTCAGAAGGAACTGGCTCGCACTGGTCACAGTGAGCGTCGGTTGATCTCTGTAGAGTACGGTGTGCAGGTAGACAACGAAGCAGCACACGGTGTTGTGGCAGACGTAAGCTAATGTCTGTCAAGATACGATGTGTATCCGAGAGGCGGCCCTGGGTTCAGGGTCGCCCTCTCTCTATTGGAGACGAGATATCTGTCGAGAAGGATGAGGCAGATGTCTTGGTTGATTCTGGAATGTTTGAAAGGATAGCGAATGTCAGTAAAAGAAAAGATAGTGGCGGAGGACAACAAGGTACGGATAGTCCGAAGCCAAGACGTAGGCGGAATCTTAAAAGAGATTCATGAGCTAAAAGAAAACGTTCCAAAGACTTACGGTGACGCTAAGGTCAGATGGGCGGGCTCTATACCTTTGGTAATTGCTGAAGAGTGGGCCCGAGAATGTAATGCTCAGATAGGCACGAAAGAATACGCGGCATACGTCAAGCGTAAGCTTTCTGATCCTGATTACAAAAAGCTTTTGGTGCATGGTTACTAATGGAAGTAACAATCAGATTGACTGAATCCGATATGGAGCGATTTCTAGAGCTTGTTGACCTGATAGAAGTTTTAGAGATGTCCATCAAGGATCTCAAGGAGCTTGTAGATGTTCTCCGTGTTGAAAAGTATACAAAGCCGAAAGACTTGTAAGGAGTGCGGTAGCACTTTCACCTCTCAAACATCCCGTAATCTATTTTGCTGCAAAAGATGCTCTCTCCTTTACCGCAGCAGAAAAGTTGTTGGCACTGCAGCCAGCGACAAAGAGCAGAAAAAGCAACTCGATTTAAATAACTACTGGTTTAGCGTTTGGGCTGATTGTCATGAGTAGTGAAGGTAAACAAATTAGCCGTGAAATGCTGGCCTACTGTACAACGGAAAAGCAGAGGCAGGTCATCGAGCTCTACATAGAGCATAAGTCTTCCAGAAAAGTCGGCAATATAGTTGGTTTAAAAGAAAGAAGCGTTAGAGGGATAGTTGCGCGTGTAGAGCAAAACGCAGCTAAAAAAGGCTGGAAAGGTAGAAACATAATACCTGACGGCTACAAGTTAAAAGGCAGATCTGCCCTGGTTGACGCAGATGGCGCTACTAAAATTGAGTGGATCAAGACTGAGGTTGATAAAGAGCGCATGCTTGAAATTATGCGCGAGGCATCAGAGAGCATGGCTGATGAGGTTAAGCCTTGGCCGGCAGTTAAACCTCCGAGAGATACCGCCAAAGATCTGTGTACCGTTTACACAATCACTGACTACCACATTGGAGCCTATAGCTTTGCTGCTGAGTCTGGAGAAGATTGGGATCTAGATATTGCAGAAAAAACTTTGTACCAGGGCGTCAATGATATGATGGCCAGGAGCCAAAATTCCGAGCAGGCTATCTTTTGCCAGATGGGCGATTTCTTGCACTGGGACGGACTTGCCGCGGTAACACCATTGAGCAAGCATGCCCTGGACGCTGCCGGGCGGTATAGCGAGCTGGTAACACTCGCGGTGCAAACTTGTGTTAAGACCGTAGAGATGTTGCTGCATAAGCATAAAACTGTGCATGTCGTGATGTGCGAAGGAAACCATGACATTGCTGGTTCTATATGGCTGCAGTCAATCATGAAGATGGCTTTCAAAAAAAATAAGCGGGTTACCATCGATGACTCGGCTTTTCCTTATTACAGCTACAAGTTTGGCCGGGTATTCATGGGCTGGCACCATGGTCACCTGACCAAAATAAACAACCTGGCAAGCAAGTTTTTCTCTGAGCCCAGGTTCAGAGAGGATATGGGCGCGTCTGACTATATTTACTTATCAACCGGCCATCTTCATACTAAAGAAGTCCTAGAGAGGTCTGGAGCTGTCATAGAGCGGCATCCTACCTTGAGCGCCAGGGACGCCTATGCGGCCAGAGGATTTGACCATTCACAGAGAGGAGCTCTTGCAATTACTTATCACCGGGAGAAGGGTGAGGTGAGCAGGGTAACGGTAATACCAGATGGAGACTAGGCTAGAGCGGCTAGAGACCAAGATTGATGACCTGCAGGAAGCGGTGGTATCTCTGGCGCGTGTGGAGGAAAGGATTACGACTATTTTCAACAGGCAGACCACGATTGAGCAGCGGGTAAACGATATGGATGACAAGATCCAATCCATCAGCCCTGCTGTCAGGTTTGCTGAGCGCATATTCTGGGTAGCAGTTGTAACCGGAATTTCTGTCTACTTTAAGGTTGGCTAAATGAAAATTAAACAAAGGCTAGACCCAGTGCTGCTAAAGATGGCATGCAGTTGGTCAATAAAGGCGTACAACGCCGAAAACCGGGATGCCATCAAGATTGAAAACAAGTGGACCTCAATGACTGCATATGTGGTCAAAAGAAAATCTATTGATGTAATCGTGTTCAGAGGCACTCAGCAGGCCCGTGATTGGATATTTAACGCATCCGCAATACCTGTACCCTACGCAGGCAGATTGGCCCATGGTGGTTTTGCCATGGCCCATAGGTCCATTTGGAAAAAGATCCTGCCGCACATAGATTGGAAGAAGCGTACCCTAATCTGCGGGCATAGTATGGGCGGCGCTTTGTCAGAGGTCACGGCGGCGATACTGGAGCGAGCCGGGCATAAGAATGTGAACTTGGTGGCGTTTGGAAAGCCGAACGTATGGTTCAAGGGCAGCAAGCGGCGCATGATTCTGGACAACCAAATCTCAGTGGTCAACGGCAGCGACAGCGTTGCCAAGATTCCGCGGGCTCTATATGGCCCGTCAAAGTCGCAGACCATGCTCTACTTCAGTAACACAGGTTTTGACTGCATAGATCCGTGCCGAGACACCAGGAGAGCGGACCGCGGCAACCTGAAGGACGGGATATCTGATCACTTTATGGATGGTTACAAGAAACGACTCGATGCATACCTGGAGGCAAACCAATGAAGGCAATACTTATTATTTTACTGGCAGTGCTGGCATCAAGCTGCACGACTGTTGAACAGATCAAGCAGGCCGAAGGTCTATACTGCAGCGAAGTGTACCGCGGCATGCGGGCTGTAGGACGATCTGTGCTGACCGCAGGAGCCGGCATAGTTATCAACGATGTCTGCGACACTATTGACGATATTGTTTCGGAGGAAAACGCCGACGGCGTTGACAAAAGCGATAGCTAACATGCGACTGCTAATCAACCTATGGCTGATGCTCAAATGAAAATAGGCGGATTACTAAAGGCTCTGGCGCCGACAATAGCCAAAACTGTTACCGCAGGTAATCCTGTCGCTGGCATGGCAGTAAACATGCTGGCGTCTAAGCTGGGCATTGATGAGAAGGATCCGGTAAAGATAGAGAAGTTTATAGAGCAGAACCCGGAGAAAATTGTCCAGGTGAAGCAGGCTGATAGGGAGTTTCAGGACAAGATCCGCGAGATGGAGATAGATCTCGCTGCGTTTGAGGTCCAGACTAAGGACGCACAGGATGCTCGGGTTCACTTCAGCAAGGACCGCACCGCAAAGGCTTTCGCACTGATCTCTCTGATAGGGTTTCTGTTTTACTGTTTTGTGGTGACGGCCATGGGTGCGGATCACGACGCTGCCACGACTAACTTGGTCATTGGGTACTTAGGAGGACTGGTATCCAGTGCGGCCTCCAGCTTCTACGGTGGTAACAGCAATGTCAGAAAATAATGTAGTCAACTTCCCAGACTCTTCTGCAGAGAAGCTAGAAATTATGTGCGTGGAAGCGGATCAGCAGCTATGCGATTGGGTTACCATGAAGCTAGAGGCCGGGATATCTGCATACAGCCTTCTAGGCATTATCACTATTAACTCCAGCTGGCTGGCACAGCAGGTACTAGCAGAGCAAGAGAATTATGAGCCAGAAACTGATTGAGATGCTCTCAGAGCACGAAGGCATAAAAAGCTACGCTTATACTTGCCCGGCTGGAAAAATCACGGTGGGAATAGGCAGAAACATAGACCCGGAAGGAGGTCTTGGGCTGTCACCTGACGAGATAGTCTATTTGGTCAGGAACGACATTAAACGCTGCGAGGAAGAGCTCGGTAATGCCTTTCCCTGGTTCAATGACCTACAGGATTGCCCGAGGCGTGACGCGCTCATAGATATTGCCTTTAATCTTGGCATCACCCGCCTGCGACTGTTTAAGAAGGCTTTGGCTTGTATGGAGAGCCAAGAGTACGCAGAGGCTGCAATCAATTTTCTAGATAGCAAATGGGCCCGCCAGGTCAAGGGCAGGGCTATCACCGTCACGGACATGATCCGCACCAATACCTACGTCTAGTTTTTGGTGGGTAGGTTGGTGGGTAAATACATGCAATTACGCTAAGTTATTGTTTTTGCATAAGTAAAAAATCCTGCCGCGGTATCATGTTTTAACTACGTCGAACTACTTCTACCGCTTGCGTCACATTTGATGCTTTGCTACACTTGTGTTTCGTTTAACCAAGTGGAGCAATAAATTATGCACGGCATAAAAACTCTGAGCGCCCAGATCTGGGACGTTCTATCTAAAGTTGACTGCAGCGAAGCAGTTGAGAAGAAGGGTGAATTCAACTACCTGTCATGGGCAAAAGGCTGGAAGATGCTCATGCAGGCTGGGTTTACTGACGTTGACTACAATTTTGAGCTGACGCACAACCCTGACCAGACCGCACAGGTAAGGTGTACCTTCACTATTCACGTTGGTCATGATTCAGCGACTCATCACGAGACACTTCCTGTTCTAACTTGGTCTAACAAGCCAATTGTCAATCCGAACTCAATGGACATAAACACTGCTCGCCAGAGGGTGCTTGTTAAAACATTGGCCAGATTTGGATTGGGCATAGATGTCTATGTAGGAGAGGATCTGAATGCTTCTGCCTCCGGCAGCGATGCTGTTGGCAAGGTTGAGTATGTTGATGCGGATTGGGTCAGCAACGTTAATAAATTTCTGAAGAGCAAAAAGATTGACGTTGAAGAGGTCAGCAAAATGCTGATGTCTGTCTACCAGATACCTAGCATTGAAAAGGTACCTGTGGCCCAGAAGGATGTAGTCGGAGACAGCATCCGGGAGCGTGGACAATGATAGCTGTTGACGCTGATCAGCGTTCAGACGAGTGGCATGCTGCTCGTCTGGGCATACCTACGGCTAGTAACTTCAAGAGAATTATTACTGGCACCGGCAAGGCTTCTACTCAGATTGACGATTACATGGACGAGCTCTTAACGGAGCGCCTTACTGGCAGGCGTGAAGAGATTTACGTCACCGAGGATATGCAGTACGGGATCGACAACGAGCCCAATGCTAGGGCGTGGTATGAGTACGTCAGCGGTAATCCCGTTGAGGAGATTGGCTTGTGCCTGCACGACAGCATTAGAGCGGGCGCGTCTCCTGACGGCCTTGTAGACACAAAGGACGGCAAGGGTTGCGTCGAAATCAAGTGTCACCGCAAGCCAAAGAAAATAGTCAAGATGCACCGGGAGCAGAAGGTGCCTGTGGAGCACATACCGCAGATACAGGCGCAGCTTTGGGTGCTCGGTCCTGAATATAAATTTTGCGACTTTGTTGCATGGTCTCATGAGGTGAAACCATTCCGCATGCGTGTAGAGCGGGACGATAAGTACATCGAGAAACTTGAGCAGCTTGTTGCTGATATGGTTGCGGATCTTGATACATGGGAGGAAAAGCTGTGCTGACACTGTGTGAGCATGCGTTTAAAGAACGCTACGGAATGGAGCTCAAGAACGTTTCAGACGTAGCTAGAGATCTCTGGGTATCAGGCTGGAATGCTGGCCTGCAGCAGATGAAGAGCCAAGCAGATATACTGATTGGTGAAACTAACCGGCTCGAAGAGCCAAAGAAAGAGGAAAAGAAATATGACTTCTCAATATGACAATAAGAACAAGGGTGCTTTGTGGGTTAACCAGAACAAATCCGAAGACAAGCATCCGCATTTTACCGGCGAGATAGATGTCGAAGGCAAGGTGTACAGAATAGCTGGCTGGAAGAAGGACAATCCTTCAGGTAACCAGCCTGTAATGTCACTGCAGGTTTCAGAACCGCAAAAGAAAAATGACGGTATACCATTCTAATGTTTTCTTTAGGCGATCAATTGTACAAGGGCCGGTTAGACGCCGGCCTGACTCAACAGCAGGCAGCCGATATCTTAGGCGTTAGCAGGCAGCAGTTTGGCAGGTGGGAGAATGCAGACGATCTCAAGGTGTCTGTGTTTATTGACTGCTGCCTGGCCATGGGTATGGATGTGGAGAGTGAATTCAATGTGGCACTCAACAGTTTGGTGGACCAACGTTAGTGAGGAGAATGGTATGCCTCAAGGGCAATTCTGGATAGTGAATAGCGATGATGCTCTGAAGAAATTTCAGCAGCACATAGAGGAAGTTTACAAGAAGGATCGTTACCTTACAGTAACCTGGGAGAGCGGCAAGAAGCGCAGTCTAAAGCAAAACTCTGCGCTGCATGTCTGGTGCTCTGCCCTGGCTGATACTCTGAACGAGAAGGGCTTGGACATGCGTAAGGTCATCAAGGCTGATGTGGATATTCCTTGGAATAAGCAGTCAGTCAAAGACTACATATTCAAGCCTGTTCTGGAGGCGATGACCGGCGCCGATTCTAGTGCAGACGCGGAGAAGGTAGATTACATCAAGGTCTACGAGACGCTGAACAAGCACCTGGCTGAGAAGTTTGGTGTGCATGTTCCGTGGCCGGTCAAGAAAAATGAATAAGGTAGTGATTGAGATACCTGCTCTCTGGTGGCACATCGTTGATGAGCTGCCAGAGAAGCTATCTGAGCGATCAATCAATTCATGGTCCAGCAAGGCTGGGATACTCGGAGAGCTCGCGGTTGTTCAATATTTCAACGCAGAGGGCATTGATTATGAGTATGTTGCCCAGGATAACTTTTCCTGCGATCTGATCTGTAACGGCCGCAAGGTAGACGTTAAGACCACTGAGCGCCGCGGGTTTGCTAGTGACTTCAACAATGCTCTGCTCACTGATTACCAAAAAGAGCAGGACTGCGACACCTACATTTTTACGAGCATTCCCAAAGACAAGGGACTTGTTGAGATAGTAGGCTATTGTGACAAGAAATGGTTCTGGTCAAACAACTACGCCAGAGACCTAGAGGCCGGTGAGAAGGTTGCTGTGAATGCGGTCAAGGATCCCTGCAGGATCTTGAAGTACGGTTACTTAGCTGACATATATCAGATAGGGAGTGTGCTGCGTGACTACCACTAGAAGATGCTCGATGTGCCGGAAGAAGGTAAACGCTGAGTGTGCGGTGTTTGCTGGGATCAAAGCGTTCTGCTGCTGGGAGCATTTATTTGAGTGGACCAAGACAGAATCTGCCAGAAAGCTTGCAGAGAAGTCTAGACGCAAAGAGATAACCGAGCAGCGCAAAAGGCTGTCTAGGCGCTCTGAGGTGCTCAAGAAGGCTCAGATGGCCTTTAACCTGTACATTCGGGTCCGAGATCAGAATAAGCCTTGTATCTGCTGCGCCAGGCCGCTAGAGGGTGATGCGATTGGCGGCAAGTATGACTGCGGGCACTACAGGTCTGTTGGCAGCTGCAACTCCCTGCGTTTCGACACCAGGAATGCCCACGGCCAGCTGAAACACTGCAATAACTATCTGGGCGGTAACGTCGTTGAATATCGCAAAGGGTTGATCAGAAGGTTTGGTCAGCAATTTGTTGAGGATCTTGAGAGCGATACGACAACGCGCAAGATGACAAAGGACTACCTGGAGCGCATAGCCAAGGTGTTTAACAAGAAAGCGCGGCTCTACCGTAGAAAATTTAGGTGATAAAAAAACCGCCTCGATACTGCTAAGGCGGAAAGAATCTCAAGGGAAGGCTGGGCCGCTTTGATAGCGAGAAGCGGAAATGTCAAAGGTAGGACCAAGTGGGAGTGGAGAGACTTTGACACACCAGCCGACCAGGAGTATAACACACAACCCGGTGTGGTGAATCCTGACCGGAAAAAACTCAAGGATAATGCAGACAGGTTGCTGAAAACCTGGATAGCAAAATGCCACGGGCGTGACGGGACCGGCCAAAGATAGCGAGATCTGAGGCACAAACCTGGTTAGCGGACACGATGGAGGCTCGACGCGGCTACCAATGGATGGTGAAGGCGTTCAGGCAAATTGGCATTTTTGGACTACGCAACTACTGAATTTCACTGATGGTGTCCCTAACCGTCAAAAGACTAGTATTGCCGGGAGAAAAGTATGGTCGAGCTCAGACCGCATCAGATCAAAGCTATTGAAATGATCCGCGACAGCATGAGGCGCGGCAACAAGCGAGTAGTGCTAGGAGCTGCCTGCAGCTTTGGCAAGACGCTAACCGCGGGCGCTATCGCTGAATCTGCAGTCAAGAAGGGCAAGCGGGTTCTGTTTGTCTGTGACCGGATCCAGCTAGTCAATCAGACTCTCAATGCTTTCGACAGTCAGTACCTCAGACCTGGCGTGATCCAGGGCGAGCACTGGCGCAATGACCCAGACGCATCCGTACAGATCGCAAGCGTACAGACACTGGCAAGGCGCCGGCATATGCCTAACGTCGATCTGGTGATCCAGGATGAGTGCCATGTTATGTACAAGACCATGCGGGACATCATGCAGCTCTGGGATCTGGTGAATTTCATAGGGCTCTCAGCCACGCCGATGAGCAAGGGCATGGCCGCGCCCGGCTTATGGCAAGACCTAGTGGTCCCAATCACTACCGCAGAGCTGCAGGAGCAGGGCTACCTGTGCCCGATTGAGGTCTACGGCGGCCGTCAGATTGATGTCTCGAAGGTGCGGTCAAAGGGTATTGGCACCGGAGGCAGTGACTATGACCCGGTGCAGCTCTCCGAGGCTGTCGAGCAGGATCAGGATCTTGTTGGCGATGTTGTGTCTAACTGGCTGGCTCACTGCAAGGGTAGGCAGACAATCGCATTCTCTGCGTCTATCGCGGCGTCTAAGTCCCTGGTAGAGCTCTTCCTAAAGAATGGCATACCTGCAGCTCATATTGACGGCTATATGGACCCTAAGCTGCGTGAGGAGCTCATGCAGAAGCATGACAGCGGAGAGATCGTCATACTCAGCTGCAGCCAGCTGCTGGACACCGGGTACGACGCGCCACAGGTATCTGCCTGCATAGACCTCTATCCTACTAAGTCGATCATCCGGCATTGTCAGAAGATTGGACGCCTGGCCAGAATATGCGAGGGCAAGGAGAACGCAATCGTGCTGGACCATGCAGGCAATCACCTACGCCATGGCTTCACCGACATGATCGTCCCTAAGCGGCTTGATGACGGCACTGGGCGCTTTGACGAGAAGAAGCAAGTCAAGAAGGAGAAGGAGCCCAAAGAGCCGCGGGAATGCCCGAGCTGCAAGAAGCAGTTTGTCGGTCTGCGCTGCAATGGTTGCGGCTACGAGATCGTGATCCGTCACGATATGCACGGAGATAAGAGCATGCTCAAGAAGCTGAACCGGGAAGACACCAGGGAGAGCAAGCAGGAGCTGTTTGCCGGGTTGCTGCATTACGCCAGGGCTCATGGATACAAGGAGGGCTATGCATCCTACGCCTATCGAGAGAAATATGGTGTCTGGCCGAACCAAATAAAACGCGGAATTAGGCCAAAACAAAGCCAAAAAGCCGACGATTGGGTAAAACACTTGAACATAAAGCGAGCAAAATCAAAGCGTTACGGCACATAAAAATATTTAATAAATTTGCATCAAAAAGGTTGCATAACGGGTCAGGGTTTGAGACGATACGTTTGTGGGGCGGCAACGGGCCAAACCAAAACGGAGAAAAACGAATGAACTTACAAACAGCTAGACAAATTTTAGATCAACAACAAACAGAGCGTCACTCAATCGCTCGATCTGAGTCAAATAAGAATGATTGGCAAGTTTGGTGGGACGGCATAAAACTAGCTGATGGTCTGGCATCAAAAGAGTCGGCCAAAGACTGGGCAGCACAGATGGACATTGAATTCGCAAAGAATTTGATCATACCCGCCGAGCAACGGCGCTCATAAGCAAACCTACAGCAAATAAAACCAGACCCGCTTAACTGCGGGTTTGGCAGTAGAAGTACCAACAAATCAACAACCGGAGAAAAACGAATGACTAATATCGCAAAAATGAATCTCGGAGACATTGATAGATTGCTGGCAACAACTGATCTCACAGGTACTGAAGTATTTAATGCCCTGCGAGATCATTTTCGCGCAAACCCAAACAGAAACAGATTAAAAAAATGGGAGCGTTTCTTTCGGCGAAATTCAACATTGTTCGGAATGGTCACTGATGACGATATTGATCTAATTATGGAAGTCAAACGGTCATAAAAACCGACAGCAAATCGAAACCAGACCCGCTTAACTGCGGGTTTGGCAGTAGAAGCAACAGCAAATTAACTTAGGAGATAGCGAATGAGCGCAAACATCAATTGTCACCGGGTAGTAG